CGCGTCAGGCCGGCAGGAACACGACTGCTTTCGCCAGCGGCTTGGCGCCGGCCAGCTGCAGCTTCTTGAACTCGGCCTCGCTCATCGCCTTGCCGTCGACCGTGATGCGCGCCGGGAACTGGTTGAACGGGGTGCCGTACTTGGACCAGTTCAGGATAATGTTTTGCTCGATGCGCACCGGCTTGCCGCCAATCTCGCCCGCCAGGTGAAAACGCCCGCCGTCGAGCGCCTTCACCTCCGGATTGTCGAGCTGGCCGGCCTTGCTCATGATCTTACCTTGCATCATTTCGGCGACATCCTCGGCGTACTCGTTCGCCTTGGCGGCGACGCGCGCCGGGTCCAGCTTGCGGCCGGCGCCCAGGAGCGGGCGAAGCGTTTCGCTGTAGGTCTTCGCCCAGGTGCTGTCGCCCACGCGGCTCAGGTCCTGGCCCAGGTCCTCGACGATGCGGTTGTACAGCTTGGTGACGTGGTCGGCGTAGAGCTCGACCAGCTTCGGCTTGTACGCATGAACCGCTGCCTGGACGACCTCGGACAGCTTGGTCCGCGGCACCAGCGCGCGCGCCTTCACCTCGGCGGCTTTCTTCTCGGTGCGCTGGGCGGTGACGGTGGTCACCTTGTCCTTGAGCTGGTCAACCTTGGCGAGGATCGGCTCCCACTCGCCCAGCAGCGCCAGCGTAGCGTCAGCCAGCGGGTGGCCGGCATGCGGCTGCACCGTTTTGGCGATCTTCTTGATGCCGGTGAGGCCGCTCGATGCGTAGTAGGCATCCTGGAACCAGTCCGGGCGCTGCTCGTGCGGGACGGAGAGGTAGAGACCGTACTTGACCTTGTTGAACGCCTGGTCGAACGCGCTGCCCAGCTGGCTGCGCACCTCGGCATAGCGGGCCTTGATGATCGAGCCGGCCTCGAGCGCCTGGTTCATCTCGTTGATGGCGCCCTTGAACCACTGTACGCGCTTCGGACCGACTTGCTCCAGTGCGCCCAACGTAATCGTGCAGCTTTCTGCGTCCACCTTGCCTCCCTGTTCATTCATCACAGGGTTTATATTACTCGTATTTGAGTAATCTTGCTTAGGTTTCTGCTGTTCGCCCGCGGCGACGTGGTATTTCTGCACAACGCCATCTTTGCGCGTCCTGGTCTCGACGTGCGTCGATCCGAAAAGGTCGGCCGTGTGGCTGTCGCGCCGGTCGACGGCTTTCAAGAAGACGATGGGCGCGTCAGTCTTCATCGTCGTCTTCGTCCTCTTCGTGGAGCGGGTCGTAAAACACCGGCGTGCCCGGGCCATCATAGGCGCCGAACGTGTTGAACTCGCAGAACTCGCGCGCCTCGTCATCGCTCATGCCGTTGTCTTCGACGACCGCCTGGATCACGAGCTCGCAGTCGTACTTGAGCACGATCTCGCCGTTGGGACCGTCGCCAACGCCGATGATGGCGCGGTCGAACGTGGAGCGCGGCTCCAGGATCAGAGCGCAGTCGTAGATGCTCTCCAGTATCTGTTCGAGGTAGATTTTGTCCATGAAGCCAGTATCTGGTCACGACAGCGGCCATGCCGGCTGCCGCCTGACCCCCTGATGACCTATCAGGTGGTCAGCGGCCGCAACCAGTTGCCCCAAAAGGAAAACGCCCGGCTGCAGGTGCAGGCCGGGCGCTGGTCGGGCGCATTACGCGCCGCCGATGCCTTCATCCTTCCACATACAGCCTCCTGGGAATAATTTTCGGAATAATTTGCGGCCCGATCTGGTGCTGCGAGGTCTACAGTCTCCCGTCACGACGACCGGATGAACATCGGGCAGCCCAGGTCCTCGGCCCGGACCTTGAACCAGCGCTCCAGGCACATGCCGTCGGTCTCGTCGAAGTTGGCGCAGCCGCCGCAGCGGTCGCCGGACAGCTCCTGGCGCAGCTCGTGCACGGCGTTGATGACCGGCGCGGCGCCGATGTCTTCGGGTTTGATCATGGGGGCTCCTGTAGCGGCGGTGTCGGCCAGGATGAAGCTGGTCGTGCCGTGCGAACGCGACCAGGCGACGTCGCACAGCATGTTGGCGTAGCTGAAGTGAGGATCGATACCGACCTTCTTGACCACACGCTTATACGCGTTCGTCTCGTCGTCCTTCTCGGACACCAGGGCCGTCTTGGTGAAGTGGTGGAAGGCACGCGGCAGCACCGCAACCGTCTGCTCCTGCCCCTTCTCCTTGACGGCCTGCACCAGGCTTTGCGGGTCCGGGAACAGGCAATGCGGCGGATTGGCCGTGAACCTGGCCATGCTGACCTGCATGCACTTGAACTGGTCCATGCGCAGCGTGTAGCGGTCGCGCGCGTCCTCGCTGGTGCGCCGGTCGGACGTGTCCAGCTTGGGCGCGTCACCCCATTGGATCATGCCCTCCTTGACCGTGCCGAAGCTGTCGCAGATGAACACCCGGCCGCGGTGCCGGTTCGCGAATTTCTTCGCGTCGTTGTAGTTCGGGTTGATCTCGACCACGCACACGTCGACGCCGTACAGCTCCATGAGCTCGCTCGAGCGCGCGAACGGGTCGTCGCTGTAGGTCTCCTCGACGTGCACCACCGCCTGGCGGCCGTCAGGCAGCCGCTCCTTGATCACGTGCACGTTGAAGTTGCCCATCTGGTCGATGCCCATGTAGCAGTTGCGTGCGCGCGTCTTCCACTGGATGCCGGCGGCCTTGCCGGCGGCGACGCAGGCCGCCAGGTGCTCGAGCGTCACCGGGATCTGGCTCGGGTCAAGGTACGGCTTGCCCAGCTTGCGGTTGAAGAAGTTCTTCATGTCCGTCGCGCTGTTGTAGGCCGTCAGGATCTCGTCGGCAGAGATGGTCGGCGACAGGAACTGGGGGAAGTGGATCGAGCGAATGCGCTGCCGGCGGAACTTCTTCTCGACGTGGTGCTCGACCGGGCCGCAGCGCTCCGGGTGCTTCGGTATCCACTCGCCCTGCTGGGTGTCGTCGATCCAATGGCCGTTCGGGCAGACGTAGCGCAGCCGGTCGAGCTCCTTGTCGAACCGGATGCACTCAGGGAAATACTCGTCGAGCGGCTTCTTGGTGTGGCAGGTCGGGCACTCGGTGTGGAAATGGTGCTGGTCACCCAGCAGGAACCAGTGGTGGATGTCGGCCTCGGGCCAGTTGGCCGTCGAGCCCATCAGCATGAAACGGATATCCGATGCCGACAGACGCTCGTAGTTCTTCTCGATCTGGTCCAGGGTCATCTCCTGCACCTCGTCGAAGTTTAGCACGTCCATCGGGATGGATTCCGTGGTCGCCCGGCCCGATGTCCAGCTGAACACGTACAGGGCCTTGTGCAGGCGCCGCTTGTTGACGTTGCCCTCGCCGGTCTTGGTGCCGCTGCCGTCCGCGGCGTCCTGGGTCATCAGCTTGTGCACCTCGGGGATCGAGCGCACTATCGGCATGAAGCGCTCGGTCGACTTGATGTTGGCCAGGTTCATGTCGGGCAGGAACATGCCGACGGTCGCCGGCCCGAACTTGATGCCGAGGTAGAGCGCGGCCAGGATCTCCATCACGGTGAACCCGACCTGCGCGCACTTCATGATCACCAGGATGTAGCGGTAGGCCTCGTCCGGCGTGCTGGGCACCTGGTCGTAAATCCAGGCCATGGCCGGCCGGTCGTCCAGCTTGAACGGCTTGCCGTCGACCAGCAGGCCCTTCTCGCCGAGCATCACGCACCACTGGCGGAATGTGGTCTCCGCTGCGATGACGGTTTTCGGGTCGAGCTTGAAGCCGGTTTTCTGTTCGAGGCGCGCGACGAAGTCGGCCAGCATCGCGGTCGGATCGACGCGCCTGGTCTTGGAGCGGGTGGCCATCAGCTCAGCTCCGCGTCGATCGTCATGCCGCGCTGGTTGTTCAGTGTCCGGATGCGCGACAGGATCGCCTGCTGTGTGTCGGGGTCGGCTTTGCCTACCTCCTCGAGGATCAGGTGATAGAGCTCCTGCATGCGCTCGAAATTCCAGACCAGGTCCTGGGCGCGCAGCCAGGTCTCGATCAGGTCGAGCCGTCGGCCGACGCTGCGGTCCATCAGCATGGGGTTCTTCAGCCGCTCAGTGCCATCGGCGTTCTCCGCGACGGCCGCCTGGCGCATCATGTTGGCGTCGCGAACGATCTGGTTGAAGGTGCCCATGAAGTTGAAAACCTCCTCGACGGCAGGTCCCAGTCCGGCGATGACGGCAGGCGATGGGGTGGCGGGGAGCTGGGCCTTCAGGCGGCGCGCGGTCTGGTCCGGCGCCTGCACCTGCGCGCGGATGCGCTTCTGCACAGCCTTGAGGTCGACGCCCGGGCGCGCGGCAGCGGCAGCCTCGATCCCCTCGCGCACTTCCTTGACGTAGCGGAAGAAGGTAGCCCTGGACGTGTCAGGGTACTTCGCCATGAGATCAGGCCAGCCGGTCGGCCCGTGAAGAGCCAGGTGCTCACTGATCGCCAGCTTGATCGCTTCCTTGTTCGTTTCCTTCGGCCTTGGCATTCCCCTGCTCCGCAGTCTCAACAGTCTCAGTTTAGTCTCACGACCTTTTGAGACTGATTGAGACTGTTGAGACTGGTATCAGCCCGCGGTCGCCGGCTGCAGGGTTGCGGCGTCCAGCAGGGTGAACTCGCCGCCGCGCCAGCCAATGGTGTCGATGTAGATGTGGTTGCCCAGGGTGACCGGTCCGCAGCTCAGCGGCGTGTGGCCGACCACCACGGCGACCACGCCATCGACGGCGCCGGCGAACTGGGATTCGATCCGGCTACGCGACCACTGCGCCGCGTCGATCAGGCCCTGTCGCTTGCCATTCGACAGGCCCGGGTCCTCGAGCATGGTGACGAAGTCGCGCCAGGACGCCAGCGGGCACTCGGCGTGCACGATGCCCACCGGGCCGGCGGCGGTGTCCAGCTCAATCGCCACAGGCAGGGCCGACAGCGCGGCTGCCACCTCGAGCTGGGTCGGACGGTCGAGCGCGATCATCCAGCTGCCGCCGTTCGCGGCGTAGTTGCCCCAGTCCATATTCCCGTTCGGCCAGCGGATGGCCATGTCCTCGTGGTTGCCGCCGACGGCATGCGCCCACGGCTGCGCCAGCCACCACAGCGCATCGATCGATTCCGGCCCGCGGTCTACCAGGTCGCCGACGAAGAACAGGCGGTCGCCGGCGCTGTCGTCGAACTTGATAGCGTCCAGCGCCTCGCGCAGCTTGGTAAAGCAGCCGTGCACGTCGCCGACGATGATGTCTC